GCTTTACGAGCATTTGGTGCACCATTACAAGGATCAATACTTCAAGGTCAAAATGTTGCATCTTTAAGCCTTCCAGCTTTAATTGGATTAAAACTTGGTGGTCCAGCTGGTGCTATTATTGGTGCTAATTTAGTTCCTGCATCTAAAGCTGTATCTAGAAGAGTTGCTGGTCAACTAGGTAAGCAAAATTTACAGAATGTTATTGACACTATTAAAACTGGTGGTCAACCATATTCTGGTATTCAACTAATGCAAGGAAGCACAACCCCATTAAATGCAGCTGGATTACTAGCACCGTACATGACAAATCCTGAAGACTATAAGAGTCTTTTATGATTGAGTGGCACGATTTATACCTACCCCCTATAAACTTATATAATGCTCCGAAAGGATAAGATGGTGAAGCCAGACGTAGAATCACGATTAAGTACGCATGAAGAAGTATGTGCGATACGTTACGAACAAATAAATGCAAGATTAAAAAGATTAGAACAAATTTTATTAGCAACTGCTGGTTCAGTTATTTTGTTCTTATTAACTCATATGGTGAAATAATGAAACACATACTATGGATCATCTTGGTAGGATGTATTTTAGTATGTATTCACAATGTCCATGCTGAAACCACAACTATTAACTATAAAGGTCAACCACCACCAAGTGCCATTAGCCCTTCTATAAGTGCTTTTAGCCAAGACGTTTGTCTTGTGCCTGTTAGTGGTTCTGTATCATCTACAATATTTGGCGTAAGTGGTGGCTCTGGCTATAAAGACGAAAATTGTGAACGTATTAAATTAGCTAAAACACTCAATGATTTAGGTCTTAAAGTTGCAGCAGTTTCTATACTATGTCAAGATAATAGAGTATTTGAAGCTATGTTGCAATCAGGTTCCCCATGTCCTATCAACGGTTCTATCGGTGATGCTGCAAAGCGTGGCTGGTATGAATTAAAACCAGATACATTTAGAAAACTATATGGTCCAACATTCACTATACCGCTTGTTCCTGACGAGCCTATTACTACTTCTATCCCTACAAGGAAATAATGCCTATGCTTGGTACTGCACTTATACACCGACTCAACAAGGTTATATGTCAAATTTATACTGTAACGGTATTGAAAATGAAGTTGCTATTAGAGATTATTGGTGTGTTTCTTACAGACCAGATGATCCCATTTGTGATCCGTATCGCCAACCAGTCTGTGCTAATGCTACAGAAAATCAAAGTTTGGCTTGTCCCTTACCTCATTATAGTGGGGTTGTCAATAAAAGCAGGACTTATACTTGTACTTCGCAAAGTTGGTCAGATTGGTATGAAGTTAGTAACAATTGTACACAAGATCCTCCAACGTGTCAAAGCTCTACTGAAACAAGACAAGTAAGCTGTCAAACAGATTATGTAGGTTCTATTACAGAGACTAGAACTTCATCTTGTCCTGACCCATATGGTAGTCCTGTTTTTGGTGCTTGGGTAGAAACAACTAATACCTGTGTTAAGAGTGCTACAAACGTCACCAACGTGAGTTCTCCAGTTAGCCCTAGCTCACCCCTTAATCCAGTAAATAATCCTCCTATAAGCGTTCCTGTGGCTCCTACGCCTATAGAAAATCCTGTTGCTCAAGAAATACCTAAAACTGAATTACCAGTCAAGGTTGAACAACCAAAACAAGAAGTTAAAGAGACACCAAAAGCAAAAGAAGAAAATCCAAAAGAGACACCAAAGACTGAACAAAAGACCGAGAGCAAAGAAAGTCATAAACTTGAAGTGCCAAAGGGTAAGGAACTTGTACATGGTTTTGGAATAGTCCTTTCTTTAGAAATATTGAATAAACCTATTATACAACAAATTGAATTAACAGACGCATTTAAATTTGAACAGGAGATAAACCGTGAGTTCGGAAGAAACCAAAACTTTCAGCTTGAGCTTATCCAGCTCGGCACTTCTCAAGATGATTTTGATCGTATTACCGATCATAGCTGGAGGAGCTTACGCAGGCATAACTTTTTACAACAAGATGGTTTCGGCAATTGAGGCTGTAGATACTTTAGATTTAGCACCTATAGAATCAAGACTTAATGGTTTAGAGATACAGATTAAAGCTATTAATGAGAGACAATATCAATTATCAGAGTCTATTATGAAAGCTAGTGAGAAGTCATCTGATGCTATTGCTAACTCTCGTGAAACATCTGCTATGGTATGTGGATTAAGAAAAGAATTAGAGGCTACTGTTAATGCTATGGATGACAAACTTAACACTCTTAAACGTTCTAGCATGAATCCATTATCAAAATGACATTTATTACGGAAGATAATATAGCTGCACTCTATGCTGCTTTTGTACATTTTCCTCCATTTGATAATTATAAATTCCCACCACCTTCTAAAGTTGATTTTGTTATTGTAAATAATATTGATTTATATGGAGAATATCAGCCATGTGAATCTGGTGATCCACATATTATTACAATTAGCAAAGGTAAATGTAGCCATATAGATACGGTAATTAAAACCCTTATGCACGAAATGATACATATGGCTTTATATTTAGATGCACCTAGAAGTGATTATCATTCTCATAAAGGTAGATTTAGTAAATTACAAAAACAAGTAGCCAAAATATATGGCTTTGATCCAAAGGAGTTATAAGTGTTCGCATTATTATCATCAGTATTAGGATTTGCTACAGCAGGTCTCCCAAGCATTTTAGGTTTCTTTCAGCAAAAGGGCGACCAAAAACATGAACGTGAAATGGCTATGTTACAAAATGAACAAGCTATGCGTATGGCACAAGCTGGGTTTGTATCACAAGAGAAAATTGCTGCTATTGAGTTAGAGCAAACTAATGCTGAAACATATGCACAAGAACGTCAAGCATTGTATGAACATGATGCTAAACTCGTATCTGAATCATCACAATGGGTAAAGACTCTTAACGCTTGTGTAAGACCAATTATTGCATTTACATTTGTATCATTACTTGTATTTGTTGATGTAGCAGGATTCTGGTGGGCAGTACATTCAGGTGCAGACTTTGGAACTTCTATGGACATTATATTTAGTTCAGAAGAAATGTCTATTGTAGGTTCAATTATTGGTTTCTATTTTGGATCTAGAACTTGGGAAAAGAAATAAGTGAAAGTATCACAACGTGCAATCACTCTTATTAAACATCATGAAGGTGTGCGTAATAAGCCCTATCGTTGTCCTGCTGGTCTTTGGACTGTTGGTGTTGGTCACCTTATTGGTGATGGTAAATCGCTTCCTGCAGATTGGAATAGAACTTTTACACAAGAGGAAATAGATGGAATTCTTAAACGTGACCTCAATCGCTTTGAGTTGGGAGTATGTAAAATGCTACCTAACGTGCAACTTAAGCAATGTGAGTTTGATGCTCTCGTTAGCTTTAGCTTCAATCTTGGTTTGGGAACATTTCAACGTTCCACTATTCGTCAAGCATTGCTTCGTGGTGATAAAAAGGCTGCTATGGAATCGCTAGTTAAGTACTGCAAGGCTGGTGGTAAGATATTAAAAGGTTTACAAAACAGACGTTTAGATGAAAGAAGGCTCTTTGAGGGAGTATAATTAAGTATCTCAATCTTAGAGAATACTTATGAAAATACTTTTACTTGATATTGAATGTGCTCCAAACTTAGCAACAGTATGGGGTATCTGGCAGCAGAATGTAGCTCTTAATCAATTACTAGAAAGCTCATACACATTATGTTATGCAGCTAAGTGGTATGGTGAATCAAAGATTATGTTTGACTCCATATATAAAACAGATCGTAAGACAATGTTAAAAAGCATTCATGCACTTATGGAAGAGGCTGACGTGATCGTGCACTA